CTGAAACATGTTAGCCATTAGCGAACTCCTTGAATCTTCTGAAGATCATTAGCAAGTTCAATACGCTCTTGACGTACCTCTTCAGGATTAAAACCAAATGCTGCTTGGAAGTCTGCAATTGCTTTATCTCTTGTCTGAGGATTCTGTACGGCTGTATAAAAAGCTGACATTGCTTGAGGAGGTGTTTGAGCCAATGCTGTATCAATAGCTTTGATTCTTTGATCCATCCCAAAGCCACGAAGATTACCGTTTTTACTGATCCAGTTATCTTTTGATCTGAAGTATGCCGCCTCTTTGTCTGCAAGCTTTTTAACACCACGCGCAAATGACAAGAGTTCTTGTTTGCCCATATTCTCTGGAGGAACACCAGACATTACTAACTCAACATCTTTATCGGATGCCGCACCAGGGGGTAGGTATTCTAAAGCTTCAGAGACTCTGAGCATATTTGCAGCCGTGATTAACTGACTGCGTTGATCTCGCAAACCTGCAACATTTTTAATAGACTCTTCAACGGATTGAGCTGTACCTCCTTTAAAGTCTGGAGCCTGCATAGCAACAGTAATTAGACTCTGTGCTCTAGAAGCTCGTGCTTGCGCTTCGGAAGCTCCGGTGACAGCTTTTTCTTGGATGCCCTCCATCTTAGTTGACATTCCGTCTTCGTCTTCTTTTGTTTCGTAGAACGCCTCACGGTTACCGTTTCTAAGAACTAAAGTCCCAACCGTATTTGTAGCCTCGTCATAGTGATCTGTGATCGTTGTAATAACAGGCTTTGCAGTCGATAAAGTTTTGTTTTCAGAGTCTTCTGCAAGCTTTAAGTACTTATCAGCAGCTTCTCCAAACCCTTCCATCTTTAAAGTTTCTGCAACACGTTTGTTATAAGTTGCAAAGTCTTCACCAGCTACATAAGAAACATCAGAGACAACCTCGTCAATCTTTGCTTGTGTAGCCTTGTCTTCGACGCGATCTGATTCTACTGCTTGAGCAATGTTTAAACGATCCATTTCTAGTTTAAGTTGTTGCTGACGGTAGCTGTCTAGATTATCTACTTCTTCGCGTTTAATTCCTAAGTTCGATAACGCTAAGTGGTAGTTACGAAGATCTGATGTTAAGGCATCTCCTCGCTTAATTCGATCAAGAGATAGCTTACCTTCAGAGACTTTTACCTGACGCTCTTCTAAGCCTTGCTTGAATTGAGTTTGAGCAAGTTCTTGACCTTGTTGCATCATAGCAAAGGCAGCTTTTGTTAATCCTGCGGATTGCAAACGCTCTGCAGCAGAAAAGTAAGACTCTGGATCTTTAGGATCTATCTTGCCTAAAACATCTTGCGCTTGTTGCGCTTGAGCTTCTTCTTGCGTTTTAAGTCCTGCCTTACGAGCAATACCTTCAGCAAGCATTTGCCCCATAATGTTCCCGCCACCTGCAACTTGTCCAAGTAGACCAGACATAGAACCGCCCATTCCACCTAACGCTTGTTGCTGTTGAGCAAGGTCAGTTAAGCGTTTCGAACGAATCTCACCAGGAGTTTGAAACAATCCCTGCATATCTAAAGCCATGTTACTTCCTTATGAGTTGTACTTCAGGAGGCCTAAGCCTAAGCCTGAAAGTGTGTTCGAAGTATTCAAACCTGCGGCTAAGTTGGCCTGTGCAGCTCCTAAACCGCCCTGCATGAGTGCTGAGGCAGCGTTAGCACCTGCTGTCGAAGCACGGCCCCCAAACTCTGCACCCATTGTCAATGGAGACATACCAAGCTGTTCAACACCAAAGCCTTGCTGGAACAGTCCTGTACCACGAGCAATAGCAGCATCCATCTCATTCTGTGCTTGCTGTCTAGCCTGCATAGCCAGTGCTTGATCTGCCATAGCGCGTGATTGACTGACGCCAAGTACGTCTGGCTGATACATGCCTGTGCCTACACCAGCACCGGCCCCTTCGCCCGCTAGACGCATACCTAAACGACCTGTGCCAAACATACGGTTACGCATGGCGATGTCTTCAGCGGCTTGCCCTGGAGCCTGTACAGCCTTCATCTCATCATAGTACTGTTGAGTGGCGGCACGGGGGTCTACACCTTCAGGGAGAGCCTGAGCACCTAAACCCATCAAAGCATCTCTATAAGCCTGTAGTGTAGGATCTAAAACGTATCCTGCTTTCTGTGCTTCTTCATCGAAGAAACCTGTACCAAACCCAGTAGTAACGGTATAGGGCTTGAATTCTGACATTGCAGCTGCAGCTTCAGCGGTACGCTGTTGAGCCTCTGCCGCGTCCTGTGCAGCCGAACGAGCTTGGTAGTTACCTAGTAACCCAAGACCAATCGATGCAACTGTAGGGGTTAACCAACTAGCCATTATGCTGTCCTCTTCCACATGTATACTGTTATGAATGGCATTAAGTTTGTAGCACCTGCTTCTGCAAGTGATGCGACGCCTTTCTCACCGCCTGTCTCTAGTACGGTATCGAACTCAGTGTCTGTTGAGTCTAGTCCAACCATTACCTGACCGGCTGCAAAGGCTTCCCAAGTACCGAAACCAAGCAGTGTTGATGGGTTAGTACCACTGGTTGCATTGATATAGACTGAACCGACTGGGTAGCTTTGCCGTAAGGCGGTCTGTACGAACGCTGTGGTGGCGATCTGAGTCGTTGTAGTACCTGACCCTGCTGTAGGGGCTAAAGGCGTCCCTGTGAGCGTAGGAGAGTTCGTATCAGCCTTCGTAGCAACTGCCTGCTCAATGGCCTCAAACTCATCGTCAATCTCTGTACCTTTGACAATCTTTGCCGCGTTACCTGTGGGCAGAGAGTCCTTTGATGCAAAGTCTGTAAGTTTAGTATAGTTAGACATTAGAAAATCCTGCCTTGTTTAACAAAGATGTCCATCTTCTGAATTGATAATGCTGAACCGTCTACAGTGGCTTCGAAGCCTACCTGCAAGACTTCACCTGAACCTCCGATAGAGGCACGTTGTGTTTCTGCAAGTGTACCTGACTCATACTCTGCGATGTTGTACTCAGCCTCGCCATACTCTGAGATAGCCTTGGTAGACAGCTGAGCCGCAAACGACTGATACGCATCTGTGTAATCAAAGCCTGCCTTGAGTACAAAGTCTTGACTAGACCCACCGATGACTGTCACAGCCAACCGCTTGAGTATCTTAAACTGTGTAGCATTACCAAAGTCAAAGTAAGTTGTGTAGTACTTTAACCGGTACGCTTCACCATTGTCTGTGTAACCACGATACTGGGCTAAACCATCTACGTTAGTAAAGAACAGCTCACCGTTAGCAATCATGTTTGTGTGTGTCTGATTATCCCACACCGTTACACGGGCTGAACCGTCCTGTAAAGGTGTACGCATGTCAAAGCAGTAGATACGACGAATCGCTGGAAAGTACAACAGATAGAATGCTTCTTCTGCATGGTACACTGAACGGATGGTTGAGTTCGTCGAAGCAGAGATTGCTCCTACAATATCATCTCGAACATTCTTAGAGATATCACGCATAGGCTGTGACTTCTCTTGAATGACCCGTCCTAGTGACTGTAAACCTGTTGATGACAAGAACAAGATATCCGTACCCGTGTTCTGTACGCTATCACGGGCTATACAGCCAATGCCCTTAATAACTTCGACCATCTGCATGTTAGCAGGAGTAAACGAAGTGGTGCTAGAGGGGTCATCGAAGATGATGATGTTATCGGAACAGAACACAATCAATCGACCGTTCTGCGCACCGATAGCGGTAATCTCATCGTTACCTGCAACTAAAATACTTGAAATGTCTAACGAGCCTGCGTCACCACTGTTCCACGATGCACCGTCTAATAAGTTAGACCAGTACAGCGTAGTCTTGTTAGTTGCTGTGTTGGCTGCCCAGACTCGTCCATACGCACCAGAAGCTACGTTAGCCTGTGGTGGTACGCCAGACGCACTAGGCGATGCAGTCATATCGTCTAGTACACCCGATGTAGGGTTAAAGTAAATAGGCTCGTAACCGGCTTGGAAACCATACGCATGGTCGTTCAAAGTAACAAACTGCCAGTTACCATCAGCAATGGTTTGTGTACCTGAGTATGTTACAGGTGTTAATGAACCACCGCTATACATATAGAAGTTAGTGTCTGACCAGACTCCAAAGTACTCAGCACCATCGATGTCTACAAAGCGATACCCGCCCTTTAGATCAACAGAAGCCTGTTCTGCAACATACGACCAACCCTTACGAGCACCAAGACGACCGTACTTGTCAATGACGCAGTTATCAGCCTGTAGAGCGTACCCAGTTGCAAGAGTAATCGAAGACTCCTGCGTGTTGAGTCCGAAGAACCCAGGCGCTGCAATCGATGCACTTGATAGTTGCTTGGTCATACAGTTACAAAGTCCTGCTCATACGGATGCTTAGCTTGATCTAAGGCTATAGCGTCATTCCAGTTGCGTACTGCATTAGACAGCGCTGATGAGGCTGAGGCTCCGTTGTCTTCACCACGCTCTTCGACAGCTTTAGCGTAGGCTAACAGCACGACAGGCAGTGAAGGTACATAGATCGGATCAATATCATTCACCATGTCTGCTGTTCGAAGTACACAGTTAAAGCGAATGGTGTAGGTTGCGTCAGGAATAGGGAATACGTCAATCTGAGAATCATCGTCAAGCGACAGCCCGTTAAACGTATAGTACTGAGGCGAACCAGTTTGTGGTGTCTCTAAGGTAAACTTCTCGTCGAACCATGTTGATGGTCTATACTCTAAGAAGTTGTTACTGGTGTCGTTGATAACATTGAGAATCGTCGCACGGTTACCCGCACCGTTCAATTCATAGTTAAAGACATCAGGGGTTGTTGTAGCCGAAAGGGTTACACGAAGACCTGACCAGTTCCAAGAGTTCTCCACCTCTGTCTTCGCTTCGTTGACGAATTCACCAATGAGTTTAGAGTATGTGGATTCAGTAACCGAAGATACTTCACGCTCTCGTAAGCGGCGTAGGACTTTGTTGACTGCTTCTAAGTATGTCATGTGTTTTCTCTAATCAGAATATTTTAGCACAAAAGTTACAAAAAGTCAATACTACCACTTGACTTTATTAGCCCAATATGCCGCAGAGAGTTTTCCTTTGCTAATGTTCTTAGCATGACGGGCTTTAAAGCTACGTCTACGGGCTTTCTCAGCTTTAGTTCTTGGAGCTTTACCGGCTCCTGATACACCTTGTTGTCCGAAGCGGATCAACTTGATGGTGTCGCCCTCTTTAGCCAACACAGCGTGTGACTTCGTAGGATGACTTGGAGTACGCTTAGGCTTGTTGTAGCCTGAAAAGGTTTCACCGCGATATGTAATAGCCATTAGAATGGACTCCCTGACGCGCCACCAGAAGGATCAGATCCGTATCCGCCTGATGTATCTCCAGAGGCATCACGATCTCCACCGCCACCACCGCCACCGCCACCGCCACCACTATTATTGTCACTGATGTTGAAGTTGTAAGTGTTAACTTGTCCGGTGGTAGGGCTAACGCCTGTTCGAACATCTGCAACACCATTACCAGTTCGGTCAATGTTTAGGTTGCCGTAAGCATCTACGCCCGTTACAGTTCCACCAAAGGCTTGCTGTCCAACTGGTGAAGACGGTGCAGTGTTAGTTGAGAATAGATTACTGGTCGTGGTAGGAGCATACCCAGTTGTTG